AAGCTGGTAATTGGAATATTCCTCAAGGTCGTAAAACATATACATATGTTAAGGTTCCTACATATGAGGGTGGTAGGAAAGGTGTTGACACCTATAAAATACCGCAACCAACTTCTGTAGATGTGAATTACGAAGTTAGGTTATTTTGTAATAAGATGAAAGACCTTAATAAATTACATAGAGTGGTTCAACAAACATTCCAATCAAGACAACATTATATTAATCCTAATGGTCACCCGATGCCAATCGTATTAGAAAGTGTTGGTGATGAGAGCCCTATCGATGATTTTGAAAATAGAAGATTTTATGTTCAATTATTTGAAATGAAATTAAAGGGTTATTTATTGGATGAGGATAAATTCGAAGTGATACCAACAGTAAATAGGGCTTTAGTTGTTGAGGAAGTAAGTGATAATACTGTTAAACCTAGAGTTAAAATAACGACTGATGAAGATACAAAGGTGGTAAATTATAGTTTTATATTTAAATCAAGGGCCGAGGATGAGATGTCATTTAAGGCTGAATATGATATTAAATTTATTAATTTATCTAATGTTAATGATATTTCTAATATCGAAGTTAAGGTAAATGGTTCACCAGTTACTCTTCCGTTCGTAGTTACTGGTGGTGATACCATATTTATTAATATAACAAAGGACTTCAATAAAACTGGGAGCTTCTTACTAACTGGTAATCTAATATAAAATGGGCTGCGGAAATTCATCACAAAATATAAATAAAACGTTCATTATTGAACCACCAGAGGGGGATAATACATCGTATTCCGCTTGTACTGGTATTTATACTAATCAACTTCTTAGTTGTAGTGGTGATACTAAAATAGAAATGTCCACTGGAGAGATAAAAATTAATAATGACCTTCTTCCAGATAATCCCAATTCACATTCTATTGGTAGTCCACTTAAAAGATTTAGGGAATTAAATGCAATTAGTGGTAGTGTATCGGTATGGTCTGCAACTACTCGAACACATACTCCAGAAGTACATTTAGGACAAGATAGTTCTGGTAATACAAGAACAATAACTGCGGACAACTCAATAATTAGAAATGATATTCTATTGGGTGGTTCATTTTAATAAAGAAATAACTATTTATAAAGAAATAACTATTTATAATTAAATAAAAATAAAATGGCAATAAGAAATACAACATTAATAACCAAAAATAGTGATATAGTTGGTAGGCCGTTACCATCAAGTGGATTACTTGCGGGTGAGGCAATAGTAAATACAGCTGACGGTATAATGTGGTTCAGTGGTGTAACTACTTCATCAAGTGAGTGGACACCAGCTGGTACAGGTACTACAGAATCTACATTCTTCGAAGTTGGTTCTAATTTATATGATTTAAGATTAAGAAATCGAATAACTGAATATGAAGGAACTACTGGTGCTGGTTTAAGTGGTAAATTCCTTTCTGGTACGACAAATGGTTTTGTGTTGGCCGATATTACAGATATTGCAACAGCTATTGATTCATATTCAACTGGTGGTACTTATAATCCTTCAACTGATGTAATCACAATAGGTGTTAACAACGGTAAACCAAGTTTTAATATTACTGGTGTTACTGATAATTTCACAACTGGTGCTACTCTAATTGGTAACACAGCTTATTTTAATAGGAATGATTCATTATCAGCGTATACATTAGACTTATCATCTCTTGATACAAATGACACATTCGTAACAGGTGCCACATATGATGATGCGAATACATTTACATTCACAAATAATTCTGGAAATACATTTGATGTTAATTTTGATACAGTATCTGGATTAACATTTTCAAATTTAACAAGTGGAAGGGTTGTTTATGTAGGAAGTGGTGGTGAATTAACCGATGAAGCTGGGTTCACATACAACGAATCAACCAATACATTTGAAGTTGCAAATATTGAAACATCTCAAGACGTTGTTATTGGTGGTGACCTTACAGTGTTAGGTAGTGCGGTTTCAGCATTTACTGGTGAATTATATATTGAAGATAATAATGTAATACTTAACTATAACCCTACTGGTACAACAAATGCTACATCAATCAACTCTGGATTTGTGGTACAAGATGGTGATGGTGCTTCCAATGACGTTAGTTATAATGTTGTTAGAATGGAAAGCCTTACTGGGTTAACTGCTACTGATATACCAGATATCACTGAATATTCTGCTGGTACGGGATATGCAAATAGAGGTTGGATTACGGAACTAAATGATATTCTAATTAGAAGTACTAATTCCACAGATGAGGGAACACCAGGTTCAATTACAGGTGTTAGGGTTTTAGCTGAATTTGACACCTTAGATGGTGGCACATTCTAAAAGAATTTAAACATTTTAATTTAATATCCCTCATTTAGTTTAAATGGGGGATATTTATTTTATAGGGTTCATATAATCCTAATAATAATCCTATATAGGAAAAATTTAAATAGTCATATATATGGCACAAAGGAAAAATAAGTTCCTTTTAAAGCGTTCTAATGTAGCTGGTAAAATACCAACATCTGGAGACCTTTCGTTGGGTGAGATGGCACTAAATACTGCCGATGTTAAATTATATGCTTCTGGAACTACAGCAAATCAAATACTACCCATAGGATGGGATAGAGTTGCAACTACTGGTGATACCATGAGTGGTGACCTTTTCGCACCTTCTTTTTCAGCGACCACATTTTCTGGTGGTACATATTATGGTGATGGTTCAAATTTAACTGGGATAACAAGTGCTGATACTTATTTAACAGGTGGAACGTTAACAACGGGTGGCACAATTAATTTGGAATTAAATGAAACCGCACCCGATGTTTTAATTAATCTAAAAGAAACTAAACGACTTGTAATGACAGCTGAGGAAGGTAATACTATAACAGCTGGTAGGGCTTATTTAGGTACCTCTGGTTCAGCTTTCTTATCATTTGGTGGGGTAGGCACAGATGATGACCAAGCATCGTTTAATTTTTCAGTTCCAAGTGATTATATAAGTGGTGGTACATTTTATATTAAATTTACAACACAAGCTACTGTAAATGATATTCAATTTGAAATGAATATAACATCAAGAGACAATGGTGGTGATTTGTCAACACCAACAGATACTGCAATACAAAATAGCACAACTGGTTCAGCCTCGTCTTGGGACATGGTTGAAACTTCCGCATATAACCCAAGTGGTTCAACATTTTCTAAAGATAAAAATGTTGCAATAAGAATAAATAGAGATGCCTCAGATGCGCCAGATACTTTTGGTGGAACAGCTTATATTTGGGGATTAGTTTTTGAATATACTGGAATTAAATAATAATTATGGCACAATACAATATAAGAAAAACCGATTCTGAAAGTGGAATGACAAATAATCAATTTGTTGATTATAGAGAGGTAATAGTTCCTAAATCTGGGGGTACCTTTAATGGTGCAATAACAGCACCATCATTTAGTGGTGATGGTTCTAATCTAACTAATTTACCATCTACTAGTTTCAGTGGTTATGGAAATACAATTATCGTTGCATTAACTGGTGGTGATTATACATCTGTTAAAGATGGTTTGGATGCTGCTGAATCTATTGCAACATCTGGCAACCCTATTGAGGTTGATGTAATGGCTGGAGTTTATAATGAATCACCCATGTCAGTTGGTTCATATGTAACATTAAGTTTAAATAGTAGTGTTATTATTTATGCTAATGATGATACAAACCCATTATTAACAATGGATGGTGATTCAACTTTAAACGGTGGTTCATTGTTTGGCCCTACAGCATCAACAACTGTACTTACAACATCTAGTTCTACAACTTCATTTGTTCAAAATACTAGAATATATAGTGGTTTAAATGCATTTAAATCTAAAAATTCTTCAAATATGTTAATCGAAGAATCAAAAGTATATCCTGACGTAAATAACGCTTTAGTTTCAGAGTTTGGTGGGGATATTAAAGCAGCTAATATTTTATCATATGCAAATACCTCTCACTTTTATGCATCTAGTGGTACCATTTTGATTCAGAATTGTGGGGCTTTAGGTGGCGTTAATGGATTATACGCAACTAATGGTGGTCAGATTGAGTCCAAAGTAATTAATATAAGTGGTGCTACTTATGCTGTTAGAACTGGAGTTGGTGTTAATGAAATAAAGTGTAATCTGATGAATTCTAAAAAAAATGGAATTGATATATATCAAGAAAGTGGTGGTTCAAAAATTGGCCTATATGGTGTTGAAATTGACGAATCAAAATTTGATGTTGATAATTGGGCTGATGTTAGAATCGATTTCACCGATGGAAAAGTTGGTGATAAAGGTTTATATATTTTTGGTGAATTACATGTTGGTTACCCAGAAAAGGGTTCAAAATCTAGTTTTGGTGAAGGTAATTCAATATCAGAAGGTGAACTAATATATCTTAGTGATGGTTTAGGTGCATTTACGAGTGTGACGGAAGAGGCTATTTCCTCATTCGGTTCAACATTTTCATTTTCTGGTAATAGTGCTGATAATGCAATATATGTATCATCAGATTACTTTAAAATTGGTACTAATTTTCAATTTGGTGGTTTAAATATTATTATCGATTCTGCAACGGATATAGGTCTTGGTGAAATTGTATGGGAATTTTGGAATGGTACCGCTTGGGCCCCACTTAATACTTCATTTATTGGTGGTAATTCACCATATGTACAAACTAGAGAAAATGATTTTACTGATTTATCAATTGGTAAAAATATCCAAGTTAGGTTTAATGATAGAATATATAATGATTGGGAGGTTAATGACCCAATATCAAGTGGTACTAATAGATACTGGGTTCGAATTAGAATTGATTCAACTATAACTACTTCACCTGTATTCCAAAAAATAAGATTACATACCAATAGTACATTAATAAATGACGATGGGTGGGTAGAGTACTTTGGAAAAGCTAGACCGATTGGAACTTTACCTTGGAACTCATCTGGATTAATTGCAGCAAATAATTCACCAGCTGACCAAGATATTTATATTTCTGATACACTTGGGGTTGGTAGAGTTGAAAACAATTTTATTGATGGTAAAACAGATAGAACAGGATTTGTATCTGTATTACCACAAGACCTTGATACTTCATCAGTTGTTGAATTTGACTGGGTTTGGTACAGTGAGGGTAGTTCTGGTGGTGACGTAAGATGGGTTGTCAGATGGGGTTATACAAATGTAGGTGATAATGTTTATGGTACTACAGCTGCTGCACCAACAACGGGTCCTAACCAACAGGAGATTGTATTATTAGATTCAGCACCATTAAGCCCAAATGTTATTAAAACATCATCAGTAAAATTAGATATTAGTGATATGGTATCAAGAGTAATTGATGGGTTTGGTGATTTAATATGGTGTACACTTGAAAGGACTGGTGGTAATGCTGCCGATACTCACACTGATGATGTCGTCTTAGTTGAAATATTACCATTTTACACAAAGTGGTGTAATGGTGGTCGTAAAATTAATACAAGGTTTATAGAGTTATTTAGTGAGGACTTTGAGGGTGCTTCACTTTCAGCGTTTACTTTGGCTAATGATTCCACAAACGTTTGGGAGGTTGGTACCGCTACATCTGCTAGTGGGTCTTATTCCGCATATATTAGTGCTGACGGTGGTACTAATGACTCATATAATATAACGACAACTAATATTTCACATATGTATGTTGATGTTGCAATTCCAAGTAGTGTAACAACTGCAAACTTAACATTTGCATGGCAATGTCAAGCCGAGGACGGACCAGGTAGTTTTGATTATGACTTTGGTAAAGTTTACATGGCACCAACATCTGAAACACCAGTTGCTGGTTCACAACCTAATGTTATCTATCAAGTTGGTCAAGATAAATATGTTAATCAAACAGGATTTGTTAATGAAACGATACAAATACCACCAACATATATTGGTTCAACAGTTAGAATTATATTTACTTGGGATAATGATTCCAGTATTGGTGCTGCACCACCATTCTGTATTGATAATGTTGTTGTAAAATATTTATAAAATGGCAAAAGGTAATTATATATTTGATTTTAATAGAAAACTAAACGGTAATGTGGTGATTCCTAATTCATTTTGTATTAATGAATATGGTGAACCACTTAATTTACGTAAATTAATTAATGAACATGTTGGTGTTGAACCATCATTAACATATTCAAATGAAATTGCTACGTTTAAATTTGATGAGGAATTAAATACGGGTCAAACATTAGTGTTGTCTGGATTAGTAGAAGATTATTCAACAAAAAGTGGGTATACTACAATTGAAACTGCAACATTAAATAATAAAGTTGAAGAAGAGTTTTTATCTTCTAGTTTTGAATCATATATTCAAAGTGTTAAATCTGAATATGAAAATTTGGGTTGGTCTGGGATGACTTATGTAGAAAAAAAGATTGCTGCTAAGTTATTTATTCCAACAAGTGGTGAGTCTCTTGAGGTTTATAATCAAGGTGAGTTAGATGATATGGCGTATTTTGAAATTTATCGATTCCTTACAGATGATAAATGTAAAAATTTTAAACAAGATATTAAAGAGACACCAAAGTCAATCGATTATAAAAAAGATTTGAGTCAAAGGTTACATCCACAATATAGGTTTGACATTAATGGTTGGTTAACTGGGTGTACATATTATGAAAGTTTAGACGTTTCTTTGGATTCTTATGGTTTTCACGTATTTAATTTCTCTAATCCTATTCTTGAATATGATGCAAGTTATGTGAGTGGTGATGACGGGTATGTACAATCGAGAACTGTTAATAGAAGATGGTATAAATCGAATGGTAGTCTTTCTAATGATTCCAAGGTTAGTTTTAAAATATATGAACCTCTTAATGCAAGGGGAGAGGGTCGTAGAAGAAGGAAGAACTTGATTAGTAGGTTACTCATAGATACTGTTGGACTATTTATCATTACAAGTAATGACTTAAATACTGTAAGTGATGCAGAAACTGATGCTATTCCGTTTATGCGCGACATTGAAGGGGATATAATGTCTTATTATGAATCTGGTACTAGAGAAGATAGTCAAGGTAATCCTTGTGCTCTAATTCAAACAGTTAGTCAACATCCTTATAGTAGGTTAGATAATTATGTACCTAATACGGGTAATACAGTAAAAATAAGGGATTTTATTATTAGTAGATTAAATCCACAAATATAATTTATAAAAAAATATGAAAGCATTAGTGATATCTGGAGGTGGTTCTAAAGGCGCATTTGCTGGAGGAATTGTAGAGTATTTAAAAACAGTTAAAAATAAGAAGTACGACATGTATGTCGCATCTTCAACAGGTACACTAGTGCAATTATTAGCCTCAACAGGTAACATAGAAAAGCTAAAAGAAGCTTACACTACTGTAAAGAATGAGGATATATGGAAACGAAATCCATTCAAAGTTAAGCAAAATCAAAAGGGTAAAGTTAAAATGGAATTGAACTGGTGGAAAATATTTTTAAATATTACCCCTAGATTTAGGTTTATTAAGAAAGATGGGTTCCCTTGGTTTAAACTTAAGAAGTTTGATGGTTCAATATCATTTGGTGATTCAAGTAACTTATCTAAACTTATTAGAAGGTTCATGAGTGAAAAAGAATATAATCGAGTTAGAGAAGAACTTAAAACAGAATTAGTTGTTTGCGTTGTTAACGCGACTTTAAGGGAAGTTGAATATAAATCATCAAATGATTGGGGATATGAGGATTTTTGTGATTGGACTCAGGCATCATCTAGTGCTTACCCATTCATGAGTGCTGTATATAAGAATAATTTTCAGTATATCGATGGTGGTATCCTTGAAACGGTACCAATCCAAGAAGCAATTAATAGGGGAGCTACTGATATTGATATAATTGTATTGAAAGAAGAGAACCCTAAGTTTGAGGCAGAATATATTAGAAATGTTTTTCATGGTATTATGAAAGAGATTGATATGATGCATTCCGAATTAAGTAAAGATGATATACAATTAGGTAAGTTGAAAGCAATTACTTCTGATAATGAGGTTAAACTTAATTTTTATTACACACCTAGAAATCTTACAAATAATAGCTTGATATTTGATAAGGATGTAATGTCAGAATGGTGGGATGAGGGATTTGAATATGCTAAGAATAAGAAGTTCAAATCATACAAATTAGTAAAAGGTAGAAAAGCTAAATTGATTAAAGATATGACGAAATCTTAATCTTCTTCACCGTAGATATTTTTAGGTTTTTTACATTGGTCCTTTATTAGTTTTTCAACAAATGCAAACATCTTTAGTCCATTCTCTTCACAATATTCTTTTAATAATTTGTGAGTGTCTGGAGTGATTTTAAGGTTTTTAGTACGTTTAATCTTCATTTTTAAGTCCTTTATATAATAAGTATGACAAAAGGTAGAAAAAAATCATACTAATTATGCACTTGAAAAGTGCATAAAATTTCTTTTGCGTTTTTCAGACATATTTATTTAATGATAACTGAAAATAATACGGCTTAAAAATAAAAAGTAAATGGCTTCTCAAAACAGAGTATTTGTATCCCCAGGTGTTTACACATCCGAAAGAGGTTTATCCTTCGTAACAAGAAACGTTGGTGTAACGACTCTTGGTTTAGTCGGTGAGACTGTAAAAGGTCCAGCTTTCCAACCAATATTTGTTACCAATTACGATGAATTCAAATCATTCTTCGGTGGATTAAACCCAAAAAAGGTAAAGGACACTGGGTACCCAATGTATGAACTTCCATACATCTCAAAATCATATTTGTCTCAATCTAACCAATTATTCGTAACAAGGGTCTTAGGATTCTCTGGATATGATGCTGGTAATGCTTGGGGTATAACAATCGATGGTGCTTTAGACCCATCAACTAGTGCAGTAACAACAACTACAACATATAGTGGTACTTACATCACATATACAGCAACAACTGCTGGAACAGTAACTAACATTTCAACATCAGATGTACCAACGAATTTCTTCTATGGTACTGGTGCGCTTGACCTAGATTTCTTAGGTACAGCATCTTCTGGTGATACAGCTGAGTTTGGTCCATTCTATGATAAATTAGATGAGACTACATCTCTATTTACTGGATTTAGTGGTTCACTTGAGGTTATTTCTACTGGTACTAATATTAGTGGTAACACAACTGGTGTAACTAGTGGTATTTCAATCACATACAGTGGTCAATCTTATAGTGATGTAGATAATAAGCTTGTTGCATTGCTTAGGTCAAGAGGTAAATACGATGGTGATGAATTCCTTGTATTTGATTGTACAGGTAACACAACACCAGTAGGTATTTCATCTACAGCAACAACTGCTGAAAGTAGTCCATTATCAACATTCCAATTAACTGGTACTTCATACTTCCAAGGTGCTTTCAATTATAAAGTATCAATGGATAGAACTAATAAAAGCTACCTTCCAAGAGTACTTGGTAGAACAGCACAAGATAATACAACTGCATTATTTGTTGAAGAAATATATCAAGATTTATTTGATGATTTAATCACAGATGATAAGATTAGAGGTATTAACTTAGATATTATTAAATATGGAAACGCATTTGATGATTATAAAGAAGAATACCAACCAGCCGTAACTCCTTACATCGTTTCGGAAGTTAGAGGTAACAAGGTATTGAGATTATTCAGATTCTGGACAATTTCAGATGGTAATTCTGCAAATAAAGAATTTAAGATTTCAATCGTAAACATTAAACCAGACGATAAGTTATTTGATGTTGAGATTAGGTCATATGCGGATACTGATGCAAATAAAGTAGTTCTTGAGAAATTCACTAAATGTACAATGGACCCAACATCTGATAGATTTATCGGAAGAAGAATTGGTACATTGGATGGTGAATATTCATCTAGGTCTAACTATGTATTAGTTGAAGTTGATGAAGAGTCTGATGGTTCAGATGCATTCCCAGCTGGATTTACAGGATTCCCATTGAGAGATTACACTGAGAACGGAAATACAAATGTACTTCCACCATGCTTAACTTATAAAACAGAATATACAACATTCGAGAAGAAGAGAAAAGCATACTTAGGTCTTTCAGATATTGTTGGTATTGACCAAGATTTCTTTGACTACAAAGGTAAACCAGATAGTTCATCATTAATTATGTGGACAGGTCTTACAGACGGATTCCACATGGATATTGAAGCTTCTGCGGTTACAATTGATAATGTTGAAGTTGTGGTTAATAGTACTGGTGGTACATATAATCCAACATTTATATTCCAAACAGGTAATGCTGAATTCAAAAATGATTTCGACCTTGCTGGAACTGACTATGAGAAAACATACGCACGTAAGTTCACATTTACACCATATGGTGGTTTCGATGGATGGGACGTGTATAGAACAAGAAGAACGAACACAGATAATTACTTAATCAATGGAAATAAAGGTTCTGTAGGTTTAACTTCTGGAGTATTTGAGAATAAGGCACTTTCAAATGGTGAGATTGGTATCACATCTGATTACTATGCTTACTTCGAGGGTCTTAGAACATTTGCTAACCCAGAGGCAACAAACATCAACGTATTTGCTACACTAGGTATTGATATGGTTGATAATACTAACCTAATTGAAGAATCAATCGAAATGATTGAGACTGAGAGATGTGATTCATTATACATTGCAACGTTACCAGATGTTGACAGTGGTGGTGAAATACTTACAACAGAAGATGCAGTTCTTAATATCGAGGATATGTATGACAGTAACTATACTGCAACATACTGGCCTTGGGTACAAGTGAATGATGCTGAAAACAATCAATTGATTTGGTTACCACCAACAAGAGATGTTGTTAGAAACATTGCACTTACTGATAATATTGCATTCCCATGGTTCGCGGCAGCGGGTGTTCAAAGGGGTGATGTTGATGCTATTAAAGCAAGGAAAAAGTTAACACTTGAAGAAAGAGATGAATTGTATGAGGGTAGAATTAATCCAATTGCAACATTTGCATCTGAGGGTATTAAGGTTTGGGGTAACAAGACGTTACAAGAAGCTGAAACAGCTCTTAACAGAATTAACGTTAGAAGATTATTACTTCAAGCTAGAAAACTTATTTCAGCAGTATCTATTAGACTTTTATTCGAACAAAATGATGAAGTCGTTAGAAATCAATTCCTAAGTTTGGTTAATCCAATCTTGGATAACATCAGAACTGAAAGAGGTTTAACTGACTTTAGAGTGGTTCTAGATGATGACCCAGAAGCGATTGATAGAAATGAACTTTGTGGTAGAATATTCATTAAGCCTACAAGGGCTCTTGAGTTCATCTGCGTAGAGTTCAACATCATGAACACTGGTGCATCTTTCGATGACATATAAAATATATTCTTCCAAAAGCATCAAGCCTCAAACGGGGCTTTTTGCCTTTGAAGATTAAATAAAAACAATGGCTAGAAAATTAATCATATCAGATAAACAATTAAAAACCATAAGTGATTACATTATTGAAAATGAAGTAATTACTGAGGGATTTAGTGATGTTACATTAGGTTTATTACATCTTATGGGTGTTGAACTTACTGGACAAAATGAAATGATTGGTAAAGAAGCTGTTAAAAATCCAGATATTATTAATCAAGTTCAAGCGATAATGTCAGATGAAGAAAGGTTAACTAAATTCCTAGATAAAGTGGAAGATAGAATACCTAACATCAGACAAATTGTTAATGCTAAGGTTGGTGATATCGAACAGACCGTAGACGGTAATAATGATAATGATTAATATGTTTAAAAAAAGTTTTTCAGAAAAACTTTGAACGATATATTTATTATTAAATAAGAGAACTTTAAAAACTTAATTGAAATGGCCGATTTGTTAATGAAAATGCCTGTACCTTATGAACCAAAGAAAAAGAATCGTTGGTTAATAAGATTCCCATCTGACTTGGGTATTCAAGAATGGTGGTTACAAAGTGCTTCTAGACCTTCAATTACGCAAAATGAGGTTGAGATTCCATTTCTTAACACATCAACTTGGGTGATAGGTAGATTTACTTGGGAGCCGATAACTGTCACATTTAGGGACCCTATAGGTCCATCAGCTGCACAAGCTATCATGGAATGGGTGAGACTTCACTCAGAATCCGTAACTGGTAGACAAGGTTATGCCGCTGGTTATAAGAAAGACATTGAAGTAGAAATGCTAGACCCAACAGGTGTAGTAATCGAAAAATGGGTACTACAAGGTACAATGCTTACAAACGTTCAGTTTGGTGACCTTGCCTTTGATGATGATTCAATCGCAGACATTACAGCTGACTTGAGATTTGATAGAGCTATATTAGTATTCTAATAAATCTTATACAAAAATATTAAAAGGATATCCGATGGGTATCCTTTTTTTATTTATATAAACTTGACTATCACCAATCTTTAATTAGATTAGATTTAATAATTAGTAATTAATAAAAAAGAAATGGGTAGAAAAGGTTTATTTATTGTAGTTGGTTCTTTGAACCATATAACTTATAGTGATGATGGTGAACAAAACGGAGGTGGATGTGAAGGTGAAGTTACATTATATGTTATGGGTCATACAGTTAAATGTGTTATTGAACATATTGAAGAAAAATATAATAAAGAAAGAGGTAATACTACTGAGTATATTTCAATTTCATCAATCAATAAAGTAGATTATACTACAATTTAAAAAAGTTAATTACGACTATTTATTGAATAGATTACAATAATAATAGAAAAAAGTTTTAAGTATGTCAGAAGAAAATGAAATGCCACAACAAAGGCCAAATGTTTTCCCAAATAAAAATATGATGGAAGAAGCAAATAAAACGGGTGAAGAAATCGCTCAACAATTTGCTGAGGAAAACAATTTAAAGCCAGAAACAAGTGATGCTGAACAAAAGGCTGCTGAGGAAATGGCTAGAAAAACTCAAGAGCAAATTGCTGAACGAAATAGGTTGATGCAAGAGCAAATTGATAAAGCTAGGAAGTTAGATGAGCAAAGAGCAGAAATGATGAGTCAACAGCCGCCAAACCAAGGGCCACCAAATCAACAACCACCTACTCCACCAACACCACCTACTCCACCAAGTGGGGATAGTCCGTCTGGTGGTAATCAACAAAACCAACCACAAGAAGTAGATAAATTAAAAGCCATTAGTGAGCCTCAATATGATGCCGCATTTGACGTTATACCATTACCGTCTGAGGGTAAGATATACAAAACTAAAAAGAAATCGATTAAGGTGGCTTATTTAACAGCTGCGGATGAGAATATATTATCTAATCCAAACTTAATGGAGAGTGGTGAGTTTCTTGAGGTTTTATTAAATAGAAAAATTCTTGAGCCAGAGTTAAGGTATGAAAACTTACATGTTGGTGATAGAAATGCTATTATGATTTGGCTTAGAGCTACAGCTTATGGACATGAATATCCTATTCAAGTTTATGACCCAACAACATATGAACCATTTGAACATATTGTTGATTTATCAACTATTAAATCAAAACCATTAGGTGCTGAGCCAGATAAAGAAGGTTTATTTGATTTTACTTTACCAGTAACTAAAACACCGATTAAGTATAAATTACTTACAGTTGGTGAGGTGGATGAAATTGAAGAACATATTGAGAAAATAAAAGAGACATTAGGTGCTGAACATGCCGATACGGTAACTTACACATTAGCTAAACAAATAGTTGAAGTTAATGGAAATAGAGATAGAGAATTTATTGGGAGTTTCGTTCAAACAATGAGAGCGGGTGATTCAAGAGCATTACGTAAAAATATTGATGATATTGAGAGTGGAGTAGATATGAAGCTTGAGATTGAGACTCCTGGAGGTGAGTCTATTAATCCCTTTCTTCCCTTTAACCTCGACTTTTTTTGGCCTCAACTCTAATTATAAATATCCATTCCTACAAGAGATATATGTCTGTATGAGGCATTTAAAAATATCTTATAGTGATATAATGAGGATGCCTACTTTCGAGAGAAGGTTTTACATCCAAACTTATAAAGAGGAAATGGAAGAGAAGAAAGAGAAGATGGAAGAGCAAGCTAAAAACAGCTCATCTGGAGGAAAAGGTAGTAGAAGTAGGACCGTATCTGGAGAAGCTTTAAAATCACAAATTAAAAATAACAAAATCCCTCAACAGTAAATGGGGGATTTTTGGTATTATATGATATTTATTACTAAACAACTTTGATGAAATTAAGAGCTGAACATATAAAACTTAAGCAACCAATTAACGAGGCAACATATCAAGATGCCTTTTCTCAAATTAAAAAAGGAGATACTTTGGTGGTTAAAACTGGTAATCAAGTTTATGATGTGAGGGTTATAAACAAGTTTTCTAACCAAGTAACATTTGAATGGGATGGTCAATATTATTTAATAACTCATAACTCATTTGATGGTTCTAATTTACATACCCAAAGAATCATAACTAACGATGAAGGTAGGACATCTGGTACCGTTAAAGGACCAACAGTTAAAGGTGTTTATAATATAATTGTTAAAAGAAATGGAAATGTTGTCTCTGGTGTTACACCTAGTACTGGTAGAAATGAGCCAGAAGGAAAAAAACAAAAAGCGAAAAAGAATCTTGCACAAGATAGATATGATGATTTAACAAATCAATTAAAACAATTTGATGTTGATGATGTAATTGAAATAACCACTGGTAAGGTAATTACAACTGGTAAAGATAAAGGCTCTTTGGCTAAGAATACTATCACTAATATTAAACTTAAAGTTGAAAAATTAACCAAAGGTATGGTTAAAGCTAAAGTCATTGAAGTTGATGGTGCTGAATCAAGTAAATATGAAAAGTTTAAAAAAAGACCAATATTCATTAGTACTGATTCATTAAAACCACTTGGTGAAGGTATTGGGTTGACATTCAAATATAAAGAGGGTGAAGAAGTTAAAAAAGAAACTATACCAAATGTATTTGGATTGGAGAATTTAGGTATGGCCGACCCTGGCAAACCACATGAATTATCCAACCAAGAAAAGTGGGATATAATTAAATCATCACCCCAACTTAGAAAAAGATATTTAGGTAATCCTACTTTATTCAATCAACTATTCCGTGGTGATAAAGTTAAACCAAAGGGTGATATTGATAGATTATTCAGAGCAATGGGCTCACCAGTACAAGAACTTAAATACGGTGATAAAGTTTGGTTTGAATATATTGGTAAAGATATCGACATTGCAAAAGATTTACAATTTGAAAAGGGTAAAGAATATGTTGGTAAATATTTAGGTGAGAACAAGATTATTGTGAAATCATCTAATAGAAAAGATGCTGTAGAGTTCAAAATTGTTGGAACTACAGACGATGACGATATATCAATAGTTAATGTTAAACACAAGTATATTAGACAAAATAGACCTGGTGCAAGAGAGTTAGATAGAGCAAAGATAAAAATTGAGAAGAAAAGGGATAATAAGAATAAAAAGTTTAAATGGTAATAGATGGCCGATAGTTTTGATAATTTAACCCCCAAACAGTTAGCTAAGTTACTTGCAGCTGCTAATGAGAAAGCTGCAAACTCACTTAAAGACTATAATGAAATCCTAAAGCAAATTGGGATTAACAATAGAACTATTGCCGAAAATAGCCAAGACATTGCTGATGCTGATAAAACCATCACTGATGCAAAAAAGCAACAAAGGGAGCTTCTTAAAGGTATTTCAGATGAATCTGAAAGAAGGAAGAAGATGAATAGCAAGGAATATCAAATCCTTGTTCAAATAGTAAAATCACATAGACATCTTAAGAAAGAGTTAAAATCGGAAGTTAAAGAGCTTAACTTGATGAATAATGAGTTGAGTGAGGCTGTTAACTCAACTAACTTAATGGCATCTTCATTTAAATCTATTGGTAGGTCTACTAAGAAATTAGCTAAAGATTTTTGGAATTTAAATGGTGCTTGGGGAGAAGTTATTAATTGGCAGAAGGAAATTCAGAAGTCTGAGAAGGCTATGGGTGTATTGTCAAGCCAGGCACAAGGATTTAGAACCAACATACAAAGGGCATCAATGTCTACCAACCAAATGGGTATCAATGCTGGTGAATTAGCAAAGATGCAAGGTGCTTATTCTGAACAAATTGGTAGAAGTGTACAACTATCACAACAAGGTCTTGAAGCTATGGCTGAAATGGCAAGTGGTACTATGCTTGGTGCTGATGGTGCAAGAGAAATGGCTGGAAATATGGAGAGCTTTGGTATATCTGCTGCTGCATCAAGGGATAGGGTTGAAGAAATGATGAATTTAGCCTCAAGTATGGGTGTTAATTCAGTTAAAGTTACCGAAAATCTTAAGAAAAATATGAAACTTGCTAACCGATTCCACTTCAAGGATGGTGTTAAGGGTATGACAAGACTTGCAGCGGAGGCTGCTAAGGTTCGTGTTAACATGGATGGTATAGCAAGTATGGCTGATAAGGTGTTTAGGCCAGAAGGGGCCGTTGAAATGGCTTCTAGACTACAAACTATGGGTGGTGAGTTTGCTAAAATGGCTGACCCATTCGAATTAATGTTCAAAGCAAGGAATGATTTCGAAGGTTTCACCAATGATATCATCGATGCATCAAAAGAATTTGCTAAATTCAATGCTGAGACTGGAGAATTTGATATTTCTGGTGCTGGATTAGATAGAATTAGAGAAATTGCTGATATTACTGGTATGGCAGCTGATGATATTGCAAAAATGTCAAGAGATGCGGCTAAATTGGAAAGAATTGAGATGATGACAAATCTAGATGATGAAAATTCAGCATTTGTAGCATCTGTAGCCGAATTTAATGAAACCAGTAAACAATATCAAGTAACCATTGATGGTCAAACCAAAAATATTAATGAATTAAAAGAAACAGAAATTGAAAAATTAAGGAATGAAAGGCAAAATCTAAAAGAAAGGGCTAAACAAGCACAAACTTTCGATGAAACTTGGGATAACCTTAAAAATACCTTTAAAACAATTCTATTACCAGTCTTAAACGGCTTATCTGAGGCTTTAAAGGGCCCAATGGCTGATTTTATGGATAATATGACATCTGAGGGTGGGTTTGGGGACCAACTATTCGAAATGGGTGCTTCATTTGGAGAAGCTATCATCGATTTCGGTAAATTTGTTAAACCATTGGTTAAAGGTTTAGTTAGTTTCGTCACAGATAATCCAATTACTTCATTGTTAACAACTGGAGCTGCAATATTGGCTGGTAAAGCTGCTATGTGGCTTGCAAATGGTAAATTACTTGGAATGGGCTTTAATTCTGTTGCTTCTGCTGGTGGTGGAATGATGAGTGGTGGAAGAGGCCGTGGTAGACGTATGGGAATGGGTGGACGAATGATGAAAGGTCTTGGTGGTATGTTTGGTGGTAAGAAAACTAAGATAGGTAAAGGTCTTAGGAATATGGCTGCTAAAAGAGCTGGTGGTGGTATTGCTGGTAGAGGTCTTGGATTAGGTAAAGGATTACTTAGAGGTGGTCTCGGTGGACTTGCTGGTGCTGGTATAGGTATGGGTCTTGATGCTTGGAGAGGTTCATTGGATGACCCAGATTCTGGAGCTGGTAAAGCTATGGGTGTTGGTGGTAAAGCTGCTAGTTGGGCTGGTACTGGTGCTATGATTGGTAGTATAATACCAGGTCTTGGTACAGGTATTGGTGCCTTAATTGGAGGTTTAGCTGGTGCTGGTAAAGGTTTATATGATGAATATTTCACCAAAGATACAACTGGTGCCATAAGTAAATATGATGATGTTATCATGAGAAGTGGTCAAGCACCTATTGCTATTAATCCAGCTGATGATGTTGTTGCAGCTAAGAAAGATGGACCTATAGATAAAGCTATGGATAGTGGTAAATCATCAAGTGGTGGTAAAATGAATATATCATTCAGTCCAATTAATATAAGTGGAACGTTGGAGTTAACTGGTGAAGGTGGTACTTCCAATTTAGATATGAGTGACCCAATATTCATGAGAGACTTAAGTAAGGTAATCCAAGAAGAAGTTAGAAAAGCAATTGGTGGTGGTAAAATGAATCCAAACCCTGTTTAAAATAAGGCTTTTTAAAAAAATATGTAAAAAGACTTGCATTTAAATTAAAAATACCCTTTTTTTTATATTATATAATACTTTAGTATTATTATTATATACTTTCTTTTATTATATATTCTTTCTTTTTGCTTCTTTTTCTTTCTTAAAATATAACCCAACTGAATAGAATAGATATACCTCTATTTATTTTGGACAAAAATCTATTAGATTAGTATTTATATAGAAACGAATAGTTATGCCAAACGGAATTAATGATATTTCACCAAATTTAAGGGACTGGTTATTAAATAGGAACCTAATATTGTCTGACACTGTTACTGATAACGGTTTACAGGGGTTAGCGGTTGGTCTTGGTCAACCAGCACAGATTGATACACCACCTAATTCAGTCCAAGCTTCAACAGATATAACATCTGAGGGTGAATTTTATAGGGATTTGAACTTACTTTATAATCCGTATAAATCTATTAATGGTAATGAAGAAATTGACATAACTACAGCAACTGTAGGTAATATAGGTAATCTGCCGCCAGGCACTCAACCTGTTGAATACCAACAAAACATTGGTTCTGAGAATCCAACTTCTCCATTTAATCAATCAGCTGATGAGGCTAGAGAGCAAATGTTGAAGAATCAGTATTTTGATGATGATGAGCTTTACAAAGTAAATATTAATACAAACATTACAGCTCAGAAGTCCAATGGAATTTATCAATTCAGAACGTCACTTATTGAAAGAACTGTAGATTTTTTAGCTAATTCAGTGAACTTAGGTAGTGCATCTCAAACAATAGGTACTGTTGTTGATAATGAGGAAAGTGAAATGGGTAGAATTGCAAACGAGCAGTTATTAACACATTTTGGTTATAATGCTGCATTTGGTCTAGCACAAGAAACTTTAGGTCAGATAAATCTAAACCCACTAAGTCAATTACAAGGTAATGATTTATATGTTCAAAATTTTGCACTTACAGTTCCAAGAGGTCAACTTGGACGTGGTGGTGATTTTTTCAATAGGGTAACTGGAGTTGAATTACCAGTTAGTGATTTTGATGATGCTTCATCGATATTCCAGAAAGAAAACCCAGTAACGAATACCATTAGGGCGAATGCACAAGTACAGAATACTGGTAAAGGTCAAGTTTTAGCTTTAATTGATAACCTTAGTCAAAATAAATATAAACCAACCATATCTGATGACCGTAGTGAAGATGGTGAGATTGGAACTAATGGTGAATTATATGCATTTGATACTGGTGAAGGTGGTATTAAAGATTTATTAAGTTCCCCAACTACAGATGATAATGCTGAGGCAAGTGAGTTTGAAAGGGAATATGGTAGAATTACTGGTGAAATCGATGGTGGATTTAATCAAGATTTTGGTATTGGCCCAAATGATGGGGTTAATGGTCGTAATGAAGATGGTGATTTATTAACACAATATGGTTGGTCGGATAAAGCTAGTAACAAAGCTGGTAAAGATGCCTTTGGAACTGGTACTAGATTTAACACTAAGAAAAGTTTATTATCTAAAACCGAATCATTGTTCAATACTAATAAAATGAGAACACTTGTTACTGGTCATGGTGTTAAAAGTCAGACCGCTAACGAAATACAAACTTCTGTACAATTTGGATTTGCATCTAAAGGTTCTGGTGTATTATCACCAAGTGCTGCTGCTCCAGAAGTATTTGGAGCACTTGAAGACCCAAATGCAAAAGATGTATTCTGTAGAACATGGACAACAATTGATAGATATAATAATGTATTTGATTTACAGAAGAGTAGAGGTTTAGATTCAAACGCTGTTAGTACACTTAGAAAGAATGTTGAAGGTTCTGTATTAGATGATAATGGATTTGTTAGAATTGCACCAAAGGTTGGTGATGGTGATAATGCTGATGATTTTGGTGATACTAAAATCAAAAGATTTATGTTCTCAATTGAAAACCTTGCATGGGGTGATGATACGTCATTCTCATTTTTACCAAATTGTGAAAAAGGACCTGGCGACCCAATCACTGGAACTCGCGGTAGAATTATGTGGTTCCCACCATATGGTATGAATTTCACTGATAATTCATCAGTTAATTGGGATACAACTAACTTCATTGGTAGAGGTGAACCAATATATACTTACAACAATACTGAAAGAAGTGGGACATTACAATGGCAAGTAATTATTGACCATCCAACAAATGTTAATGATTTAAGGGATACGAGTGCTAGTGATGAAGTATTTGCTAGTATTGCTGCTGGTTGTATGGATTTAGATGGTCTTATTGGCGAAAAGTTAAGTCAACCAGAAAGGGACCAAATTGAGGTTGCTACAGCTCAAGAGAAACCACAAACAGAAGCTAATCCAGCTCCAGTACCACAACCATTTAAGGTTTATTTCCCAAATGATAAAACTAATGTTAGAACAGATTATGAAGATGGTGATGGTCAAGGTGTTGGTAGTTATATTGCTGATGCTGGATATATAACTGAGGCAATTAGGGGTGAAAATTATAAAACTAGATTCTATGAAGATAATACCGATTTTGGTTTAAATGGTTGTACTAGTGGTGACTGTCCAAATGGTCAGAAAATTACATTAGATGGTAAACAGTATGATGGTTGGAAAAGTAATAATTATATTATTGATTTAGTGGAATATATACTTGAAAAAGCACCAGCAACAAGGGTACAAATTTTTGGGTATGCAAGTCAAGATGGTGAAAACACGGCACCAGATGCTAACCAAAGGTTATCAGAAGATAGGGCAAAAAATGTTGCTCAAACTCTTAGAACTCAATTTGAACTTAATGATGACCCATTAGGGGGTGATAGGTTTGAATTTGTTCAAGGTGAAGGTGCTACTGGCGCACCAAGAGCTGTATATGATACACCTAGTGGTAATTATGAGGTTGGAGCTAAATGTCTTAGTAATTGTATTGATTCATATAATAAAAAAACATCAAGATATACTGAAATTTCATTTAGATATGATGAAACTTTAGATGAGAGATTACAAGATATTGCACCACCGATTGAAGAACCATCTGTTTCAGATATTTCATTTGATGTTAGAAAAAGATATTTCAATGAATGTTCATATTTCCAAAAGTTGGAGCAAAATGATAAATTCATATATAATACAGTTAGGGAGAAGGTTAAATATTTCCACCCAGCATTTCACTCAATCACACCAGAAGGGTTTAATGCAAGGTTAAACTTCTTAATGCAATGTACAAGACAAGGACCTACATTGAATAGAGATAATACACCAACAAATTTAGCATTTGGTAAAGCACCTGTTTGTATTTTAAGAATTGGTGATTTTTACCATACTAAAATTGTAATAGATAACCTTAGTTTCTCATTTGACCCATTGGTTTGGGATTTAAACCCAGAAGGTGTAGGTGTTCAACCAATGATTTGTAATGTAGATTTATCATTTAAGTTTATCGGTGGTTCCTCATTACAAGGTCCAATTAATAGATTACAAAATGCTGTATCATTTAACTTCTTTGCTAATTCAGAGATTTATGATGAAAGAGCTGACTTTATTAAAAAGACGAATGGTATTAATCTTACAACTGGTGAAGCTACTGATAATGAATATCAAATAGTTAATGGTGTAAACCCTAACAATTTCGATAATCCATCAGATGGGTATAAATATAGAGATGCAATCTCAGCTGGTATAACAACTAATCCATCACCAGAGATTGATGAAGAGGCAAGGGCTGAACAAAATAATTCTGGAACAGAAACAGAAGAAGAAGAAGGTTAATAAAAAATATTATGGCAACGTATTACGATAGATATAAACAATTTAAGGTAGATGGTGATATTAAACCAATGCCAGGTATTAGAATTTTAGATGGAGCTCAAGATAAAGAAGTTCTTTATAAATTAGGACAGACAAGGCTTGACAAATTGTCTCAAGAGTATTATGGTAATCCATATCATGGGTGGTTAATCCTCGCGGCAAATCCTAGATTTGGTGGTTTGGAATGGGATATTCCAGATAGAACAATTATTAGAATACCGTTTCCATTTAAGGATGCGATATCAAGGTATAAAGCAGAAGTGGACAGGTATATAACGTTATATGGTTAATATTAGAATGAATTAAATGGCAAAAGTTTCCTACATAGACCCAAATCCAGAGGGTAAAGATTTAATCAATCACGAAGATTTAAGCATTTTTGTTGAATTAGTAACAACGAAGAAGCGTAGGTCTGAAATTAATGTTGATGGTGAAGAAAAAACTTACAACCTAGAACAAGGTGGTAAAAAAGTACCTATTAAGTTTTTAAAAGGTAGTGATATTGATGGTGATGGTCGAGAACAACTAACAACCCATTACACAAAAATTAATACTAATTTTGCTGAATCTAATCCAGATTTAGAAACATTAGGAATCACTGGAATTGATATTGATTTTAATTCAGCTTATACCCCATTGGTTAAAATTAATTTTACCGATGTTAGGGGTAAACTATTTGAGATGGGTAATAACTCACCTTATAATGTTTTCTTTAACTTACCATATCCAATATTTCAACTTACAATCAAAGGTTATTATGGAAAGGCTGTTAAATATTGTTTACATTTAACTAAATTTAATGGTAAACTTAATGATAAAACTGGTAATTTTGAAATTCAATGTGAATTTGTTGGTTATACTTATGCTTTTCTAGCTGATATGCTTATGGGTTTATTGAGGGGTGTTGTAGAAACAGATATGGCTCAAGAAGCCATACTAGATGCTAAACAAAGAAATCCAGATTTTCTACCATTTAATGAGTTACATGAAAGGATTTTAGAGGTTAAAAAAGAAATAACAAAATTAAAACATGATGATAATGATATTGCTAGATTAAGCATTGGTGAAAACTCATTAATCGCTATATCAGATGTTAAAAATAAACTTAGAAGATTTTTAAAATCAATTACAGGTTCTCAAGACCCAAGTAGTCAAAAAACTTTAGAAGTATATAATAATAATCGATTTGCATTAATTAGAGAACCTAGTAGTCAAATAGTTAAAGATAATATTAAAAAACGTAAAGAAACTTTTAGTCAAAAACTAAAAGATGATATCATTAATATTAATAATGAAGTTGGTTCAACTCAGGGTTCTAGATATTATATATATCCAGATAAGTTTATTATTAATCAAAAAAATACTGAAAGTGGTGTTAGAAAAGTTGATTTTAGGCCAGAGTTATTTTCAACATATAAAGATAATATTGGTAATAAAATCGATGAGGATGATATAGATATTACTAATTTATCTAGTAATGAAAATAAATATAAATCCTACCCAATTCTTAATCATAAAGATAATGAGGAATTCAACATTGGTGAACATGGTAACACATATTACGGTTATATAAAAGATATATTAGATAGAATTCCTAACTCTAAGGTTACCCCAATACAAGAGATGCGTATGTTTGATTTTAGAGATATGTTCGCGGAACTTGAGGGTGTCGAAGATATTATCAGGGAAGACCTTAAGAGTACCAAAGAAAACGTTTCAGAAAAATTAATTGAACAAATAGAAAAAACACTTGGTTTTAAACCAACTATTAGGAATATGGTGTATATTTTAACCGAGCATGTTCATATTTTATTAAGAACTATTAGAGAAAGGGGTCAAATTGTTCAAGAAAGTATTGATAATTATGATAGAGAAGAGCAACTATCTAAAGTAACAACAAATAGGAGAAGTGATTTATCAAATACTAATGAACCAAAGTGTGTTATTGGTGAAAAAACTCAAAGTGAAAATGATTTTACCATTAATAATGTACTACCATTTCCAGATTATAAAGAAAAGAAAAAGGGTGGACCATTTGAAGATACTTGGGTCGGTACAATAGCACCAACAATGCCAGAAGTTGATTATATTGAACAATTATTAGATGGTTTATTAAATGCAAAAAGGAAAGATAATGAGCTTTTAGAAGAACTTAGATATGGTGAAGATAAATGGTTCCCAATAAATCCATTTGACACTAAAATAATGACTGGTTTACAAAATCCTTGGAAGCAATTTGAAAAAACAATTAATCCAGATGATGTTATCAGACATATGTTATTGAGAATGACAACATTTTTGGGATATTCACATACACAATTATCAAATGAAGAGGTTAGAGTAATGGCTAAACTTGAAGCTAATAATGCATTTAATAATATTGAAAATAGAGATATTAGACATAACATTGCATTATATGGTGATAGTAATAACTCAGCAAATAGTTTTTATAGTACAATTTATAGATATGCAAAAACACAAGGTCATAAACCTTGGAGAAATGCTTCTAGAATATGGAATGGTGATAAGATATTTAGAGAGTTTTATTATAATGAGAGTACATTAGGTTTTATTGGTGAATTTGGGATATTAGGTTATAATATTCGAGATGCTGTTACTGATGTAGCAGAATTAAATTTTGATTTAATTAGTGGAATTAGTGATTTCTTTGGTGGACCATCACTTCCAGAAGGTGCCTCAGAAATAGCAGCTCAACAAACAGTTAATCCAACAGTTCGATTAGATGAATATATTTATGTTGCACAACCTAGACAAGATTACCTATATGGTAAAATTAATAGTTCACCAGAAGCACAAGGGTTATTTGGTGGTGAATTTGTAGCATCTCAGTATGAAAAAACAGTTGGCGCAGATACAGATAATTTATCACTAGCTGATATTTTACCAAAGACCCCAAAGGATAATAATGAACCTTTATCTGGTGATAAGAATTTTGCTGAATTAATTGGTATTGATAGAAATAATGCTGGTACTGAATACTTTATACCACTTGCTTCTCCGATACCAGGTGATTTTACATTCTTTACGGGTAATGAATTAGTTGCAAAACCAAATGAAACTATTGTAAGTGGTGAACTTTCAAATAGTGAAAGAATTGCACTTAGAAATAGTGGTAAAATTTTCTTTAGTGCCCAGATTGGAGGTAATTCAAAAGCAAGTTGGGAGCAAAAAGTTGATGATGGTGCTACAACAATTGAAATTATTGGTACGTCAACATATGAAAATACTGAACAAGGTCGTTATCCAGAACTGCCAGATGGTATATTTGATAACTTACCTTATAAATCGTCAATATTTAATATGAATGAATTATCTACAATCCCTAAAGAGGGTATGACGAATTATAATGGTTTATTTTCTGGTAAATGGGCAAGTCATGAATTTAGAACAATTGACCAACCAAGTAATTATGAAGGTTTTGGTACAGAAATACCAGCATGGATTAGATTTTTTTCAAATACAACTGACAGACCAGCATTTGCTGGACAAAGAAGAATATCTGGTGATGTAGTTAGTAAAACAACATATGATATAGTTAAAGACCCTTCTACTAATGAAGTTAGAGGTATTGAAGTAAAAGATGGTTTAACAGGTTCTGAATTACTACAAACTAAAAGTCAAACAATATCTGGAAGTGACATTGTAAAAGGTATTAACTTTTGTAGTACTCTTAACGAACAATCAAAATTATTAAATGATAAAAATAGAGAGAGTAGACATATTGGTAATTCATTACAAGTGATGTTAACTTATAATAGAGATAGTAGTATTAGTGATAATGCTATCCCATTTTTAGGTTTTGAGTGTTATTCACCACAAAACCCAGATTTTAGTTTTAGTGACCTTGTAGACCCTGTAGGTCCACAATATACTAAAAATTTAATTACAACCGCTCAATATCCTATATTT